CGACGGTGCCCAGGAAGCGCACATGCGCCGCGCCGGACACCACGCGAATCAGGAAGTCTGCGACGCCGTCGCCGGCGATCTCCTTAGCTGTGCCCACGGTGTAGAACTCGCCGTTGTGGATCTTGGTGTGGATCTCGTCCTGCACCGTCAGCGCGTTGTTCTTGGAATCGACGTATGCGTGCTGCCGATCCGCGCCGCCGATGATCTGTACGCTGCGGCTGCTCACAGTTCCAGCCAGTTCAGGGTAGAAGCCACCTGCACGCTACGCGCGCCGGGCTCGTCGGTGGCGACAACGGACAGCGGGCCGATCGTGGCAATGTCCAGGTCCAGGTTCGACAGGATGTCGCCGACGATGTCGCGGCTGGTGTCGCGGCCGACCAGCATGCTGGCGATGACCACGCCGCCGCTGATCGCGCTGGCGCTGGTGTCCACCTCGATCTCGCTACCGGCGACCGCTGCGAAGCTGGCGCCCGTCAGGGTGCCGCCCATGATCAGATCCATGAACGCCACGTCGCGGCCGTCGTTGTAGACTTCCCAGCTCTTCAGCAGAATGCCCAGCGCGCCGACGCCGTTGTGCCGGATCGAAAGGATGGGGGCCGTCGCGTTGTTGACGTTGACGAAGCTGCTGTTCCGTGCTGCGAACGGCGCCCCCTTCGGGTCGCCGCCTGCCGGGTTCGTCACGACCACGTCGATCGGCGTGGTGTCGTCGACCACGACCGGGCCGGCCTGCGTGACGGTGACCGCGCCGGTCACGTCTACTGTGCCGGGGTCCACGAGGATGGCCGTCGTGTTCTCGATGGTCGTCTTCGCCGCGCCGTTTTCGACGTGGAGAACTTCCAGGCTGTTGTCGGCCGGGTGGGTGACGTAGTTGCGATGTGCCATTTTGGTTTCCTTCTTACTGCTGCGTTACTACGATCCCGACACTGTTCGGAATCTGGTTCAGGTTCAGGATGCGCGTCGAAACCACGCATCGACAGTTGATGTCCTCTTCGGGCACGCCGAACGCGCCGGGGATCTCGGTCTGGTTGCCGTTGCCCGATTGGAACAGTTCGCCCAGCTGCCGCTGCTGGTTGTGCATCGCGTTGTGGCTGTCGCGCACGCGCTCGTCGGCGGCCGTGTTCCAGATGCGGATCAGCTGGTCGCGTTGCAGGTCGCCGTTGTCGATCGCTTGGTTGTACATCTCGCGCGTGCCGGCGTGCACGACCTTCAGCGACTCGGTGCGCGCGATGGTCTCGGCGCGGCGCTTCAGGGCCCGCGCGCGGTAGCGCTCGGTCATCTTCGCGATCTGCTCGCGCGACAGCGGTTCGCCGCGCGTGATGGCGCGTTCGATCGTGCGATCGAATCGGCGGTCGCGCAGCTCGCGGCGCAGCGCGTTGCGGTCCAGGTTGCGCAGCGCTTCTTCGTAGTTGCGTACCCAGCGCTCTTGCATGGGCGTCAGGCCGATGGAGTCGCGGAAGGCGCGCGCGGTGTCGCGCGGGTTCAGCCCGCGGCGCACGCCGTCGATCAGCGCCTGCTGCGTGGCGCGGCGCTGCTGCTCGGTGAAGCTGGACACCATGCGCAGGCCGTTGCGCTGCATCTCGGCGACGGCGCGCAGGTTGGTCTGGTCGAAGCCGATGATGATCTCGCCGACGTTCTTCTGGAGCCACTTCCCCGTTTGGGTGCCGCTGCTCACGTACTGCTCGGCCCACACGACGTTCAGCCGGCTGGCTGCCGCGTTCAGGCTGGCGAATGCTTCCGCGGTGCGGCCCTGCTCCAGCAGGGTGGCCAGCTCGTCCAGCTTGATGGACGAACGCACCAGCGCCAGGGCCATGGTGAACTGCTCCGCGAAAGCCGTTTCGGCCGCGGACAGCATGCGCTCGATGCGCGTTTCTGGATCGGTGACTGCCACTTACTGCTTGGTGTATTCGATGATGAAGATGCCGTCCGACAGGGTGCTGCCGGCGCCGGTCCACAGGGAGCCGATCGCCACCTGGACGTTGGTGTCGTTGATCGACGCGGCGACCATCCAGTTGAGCCCCGCACTTGCGGCGTAGGGCACCGGGATGATCTCGCTGTTCAGGTCGCGCTTCACGTTGCCGCGCAGCTCCACGACCCGGTCGACCACGGTGGAGAAGTCCAGCCCGTGCGCGATGCTCGTGGTGCCCGTGCTGAAGTTGCCGCTGGTCGTGACCACCTTGCTGAAGATGGTCTTGCCGTCGACCCACTTGCGGCCGGTGTCCACCTCGGACGTGTCGAAGTCGTAGCCGCCACCGCCGACTGGCTGGACGATGTCGTCAGAGTTCGGTGCGATGATCGGGCGACGTGATTTGCTGACTCCCATTAGATTGCCTTGCAGAGTAGGGTGTACGTGGCCGCCGCGGGGTCGCGGTCCAGGCCCTTGATGTGGTAGGTGGCGCCCTCGATCGTGACTTGGTCGCCCGTCTTGGGCGCGCTCGCAGCTGTGCCGCTGTCGATCGTGTCGCCGATCAGCACCACGACGATGTCGCCGTCCTCGACCAGCGTGCCGCCGATGGCCTTCTTCGACTGGCTGTCGATGAAGCCCTCGCAGGCGTAGTCGGTCTCGGTCGGGTTCGTGCCGCCGGTCAGGTTGCCCGTGCGCGTGCCGGGCGCCTTCTTGTGCAGAGTCGCATCCAGCAGCTGCCCGGCCATGGCCTTCTTGATCAGCCCGCTGATGTCCTGCCCGAATAGGGGGGTGCCCATGGGTTACAGCTCCGCGCCGGTGGGGTGCCGCTCGGCGTGCCGGGCCTTGGCGGCCGTGTCGGCCTTCAGCACGGCGAAGCCCTGCTTGCCGTCCTCGGTCTGCATCGCGACCAGCTCGTACTGGTCGGTCACGTCCACGAGGTTGCCGGGGTCGCGCGAGTCGGCCGCGTGAACCTGGAATGCGTCGCCACCGTTCTCGGTGGTGTAAACGGTGATGTTGATGCTGATCATCATGCGTAGCCCTGGCTTCGGTCGTCGTCGTCGCGGCAGTAGGTTTCGGCATCGTCCGTCGTCGTGCCGAAGCTGCCGCCGTAGGTGCCCGTGGATGCAATGAAGCACTTCGCCAGATCGTTCACGGCCTGCGGCAGTCGCAGGTCGCTGCTCGTCTCGATCGTGGGGCTGAAGAACTCGACTTCGGCGCTGCCCGCCTTCACGCGCTTGACGTTCGAGCCGGTGCCCGAACTGTCGGCGATGGTTGCATCGACGAACAGCTGGTTCGCGAGCAGGAACTGGGCGTACGCGATGTCGTCGGGGATCGTGCCGGCGGTGATCGCCGTGGTGGTGCACTGGTTCGTTGCGCCATCGCGCGGCCATTGCAGCGCCTGCGCGGCGACGGTCTTCGTGCCGTCCCACGTCACAGCGCGGTCGAGCATGCGCGCGGCCGTGATGATCGCCTGCTGCTTCTGCAACGTCGTGGCGGTGCTCCACGTGCTGCCCAGCTTGGCGGCGAGGTAGTCGTCGGCGTCCTGCACCGGGTCGGACGTGATGCCGTACACGTTGTAGACGACGGCGCCGATAGTGATAGTGGTTGCGATTGCCATTACTTGTCCTTGTCGCCCTTCTTCGGCTGGTCGCCTTCCGGCATGTCGTCGGCTTCGTCTTCGTCGCCCTTGGAGTCGTCCGACTTCGGCTTGCCGCCGAACCCGCCTTCGTCTTCGCCGGCGCTGGCCATGGCCTTGCCTTCCATGATCTGCATCGCGTTCGCTTGCGCGTCTTCCGCGGACAGCAGCAGGTCGGTGTCGATCTCTTCCAGCGGCTTCAGGCGCGACAGCCCCATGATGTCCAGGATCTCCTGCACGGCCTCGTCCTGGCGATCGACCTGCACGCCGGCGGTGGCCAGATCGCGCAGCACGGCCGACATCTCGTCGGCGTTGCGGAACGCCTGGGCCTCGGTCTTCAGGCTGGGCAGCAGCGCTTCGTCCCACCCGTTCAGCTCGAACAGGGGCTTCAGGATGTCGCTTTCGACGGCTTCCTGGATGGACAGCAGCGTGCTGTCGACCAGCAAGCCGAAGGATTGCGTTTTGTCGTTGGACAGCGAACGGCTGGCGCTGCTGTTCTCGCCCAGCAGCAGGTGCTCGACGCCCAGCACGCGCGCGATCTCGCGCTGCACCCGGATGATCGCAGCGGCGACCGCTTCCAGCGAGTAGGTGCCGCCGTCCAGCAGCTGCATGTCCCACTGCGGCACCTGCGACGGCGTGCGCTGCTCGCCGGTGCTCTTGTACGTGGCCGAGTCCATCAGCAGCCCGATGTCGGGGCTGCGCACGTGGCGCTTCACGAAGTTTTCCATGCCTTCGATCAGCTGGTTCGCCTGGGCCTGCGTGATCTGGCCGGTCTTCACGGCCTTGTCGAGTTCGGCCAGCGGCGCGCGGCCGACGGGAACACCGCGCAGGTCGTTCGAGTAGCCCCACAGCTCCAGCTCTTGCAGGCGTTGCAGGCGCACGATGGAGTCGTGCACGTGGCGCAGCAGGCCGAGCCCTTCCGGGCTGTCGTTCAGCGCGTCGTCCACGACGTGGATCATCTTCTGGCGCGGAATGGCGGTATCCTTGCCAGTCTGCGGGCTGGTCTGCACCGCAGCGATCACGCTGCCGTCGCGCTCCAGCATCCACCGCTCGATGGTGATCTGCGGCAGCGCCATGATGTTGGCCAGGGCGATGGTGCCATCATCCTCGCGCTTCGCGATCCATTCGCCCAGGGCGAACCCGTAGAACTTGTGCGCGGCTAGCCTGCGCACGATGGCGTGCCAGGGCTTCTTCATGCCGTGCAAGATCGTTTCGACCTTGTCCGCCATTTCCTGCCCGGCGTCGCCACTATCTTTTGCCGGCTCCACGCGCCATTCGGCGCCGCCGGCGAGGTTCAGCAGCAGCCGCACGCCGGCCGCGATGATCGACGTGTTCGCGATCATGTTGGCGTACGTGGTGTACTTCGTGCGGCCCTTCAGGTCGACGTTCTTTTCGCCTTCCTCCAGGTAGCCGCCGTACACGGCAGTGCCGCCCACGCCCAGCTCGGCGGTCGGGGCGGCCTTCTTCGGCTTGATGTCGAGCGGTAGCCGCCCGTCGTCGCCCGCCTTCGCGAACTTGCCGCCCTGCCGGGGCTGGTTCTTGCTGTGGTGCTGTTCCGCCATGCCCACAGTATCAACCAAGGGCGACGGCGTTTCAACGGCGCGCGACGGTTTCCGACGGTCGCCGTGACGGCTACCGTTCGAACCGTCCGGCGGTCAGCCGCAGGTGGCCGGCGGCGACCAGCTGCTGCGCGGCGACCAGGAAGGCGTCGTCGCCGGCGTTCGCCGCGTCGGCGACGTTCTGCACCGCCCGCTGCGCGGGGGTCAGCGGGTCAGCGGGCTCCGGCGCGCGCGCGGGGCCGCATTCCAGGTTCGCAAGGTCGATCTCGGGCTGGTTCTGGTCGAAGGTCATGCACCAGTATACCACGTGTAAACGCCCGCGGTCGAGTTCGGTGGTGGAAAATGTCACCACATCCCCATGGCATGGTGACGTTTTCGGTCAGGATTTCTTACTTCAGCAGCTCCTTGACCGCGTCCAGGTCGAGCGCATCGGCGAGCACCCAGGCGCCGACCGACTCGGTCTCGCCGTCGAAGGTGATCTGGACGCGCACGCCGGCCATGTCGCGGAAGCGCTGGACGCTGCGGCCGGTGACCTTGGCGTTGAAGCCGTGGTGGACGCCTTCGGCGGCCATCGACTCCAGGGCGAAGCGGCCGTCGGTGCCGTCCCAGTCGCGCACGGCCTGCGACACCGTCTTGATCGCGCGGTAGAGCGGGGTGCCGTTGTCGACGAGCATCAGCAGGCCGGTCGGGGCGAAGTCGAGTTGTTCGGTGCTGGTCATGTCGGAGTATACTACGTGTAAACGCTCGCGGTCGAGTTCAGCCCTTCGCCGGCGGCGGATTGCGGCGGAAGTCCTCGATGGCACGGGCCGCTCGGATGATCGCAAAAAGTCGATTTTTCTGCCGCCTTGTGCGAATCTCGGGATCGGCCAGCAGCCGCTCGGCCAGTTCGATGATCGCCGCGGCACGCGCGGCGTCCGTCCGGGGCTCGCATCAGCCGGCCATCAGACCGCCCGCCGGGCGTGCCCGACCAGCCGGGCGTTCTTGACGTAGATGCGCAGGTGCTTCAGGGTCAGCGGCAGGCTTTCCCAGCTGGGCCCGATGCGCACGACCCAGTACCCGCTGCCGCTGTGCGCGGCGGGCTCGATCGTGTACGTTCCGATGCGGGGCTTCATCGCTCCACCGCCTCGACCACGGCATCGGTCCAGTCGTTCGCGGTGTAGTCGGCGATCATCTCGTCGTCGGGCTGGTCGTAGTCCCACACCAGCAGGATGTACCCCAGGCGGAACTCGGCGCCGTCGCGGAAGACGATCACGGCTTCGTCGCCGGCGATGCAGCTTTCGACCAGATCCTTCTCGGTCTGGTTCTCGCTGATCTGCTCGCCGTCGGGGAACTGCACGGTGATGATCTCGGCGCCGCGCTTGCGGCCTTCGCGGATCAGGGCGCGGGACTTCGCGCGCCGGCGATCGCGCAGCCAGTCGGCTGCGGCTTGCTGTTCTTCTTGGTTGCTCATGGTGCTGTCCTATCGGTTGTCGGTGCAGGAAACTGAACCGCTGGTTGATGTTTTTGCTAGCTGCGCGCCAGCTGCATCTCGTCGCGCGGCTTCAGGCAGCAGTCGCAGAAGGCGACGCCGTTCGGGCCCATCCCGCCGAAGCGGTGGCCGGGCTGCGGCGCCGTGCTGCCGGGCTTGATGAAGATGCTGTGCATGTCGCAGCCTTCGGGGCCGTAGTGGTCCCACGCGGCATCGCTGCGGGTCGTGTCGTGGCCCAGGCGCACGTCCTGCCGGCCGGCGAGGAATCCGCGCACCCACACCTGATCGAAGTGGTCCGCGTCGCTGACGCCGTTGCGCTCGTGCATGCTCGGGCCTTCGCCGTTGATGCGCTGGTGGTGCGCGCCGTCGTGGTAGCCGCTGTTGAAGCGGACGCGCGGGCTGCTGAACAGGTCGTCGGTCGAAGTGGTCATGCACCAGTATAGCACACGTTTACACGTCGTGCGTTCAAAGATCCCCACACTTGCGCGGAACTGTCGGTAACATTGGACCAAGACGATTTCAGATTTTCTCTACCTGCTGCGACTCGCGCCACGCGGCCAGCTCGTCGCCGCACAGCAG